AACTAAACGTATATCAAGTTCATTAGCTACAGCGTGCGTTAGTGTATAAGAAGTAGTTGCACTTGTTGTGAAATGCTGGACATTAAATGCCGCGTATTTCTCTGCTGGTGTATTACCTATATATGGCAATTAATTCTCCTTAACTTACTGAGTCGACTGCTGATACCCACACATCTGCTGATGAAGCTGTATCTGATTTTACTATAAGAGCATCGCCATTTTGCATGACAACTTTTGCTCCGCCTGCTAATATCTGCAATGATCCACCACTAGGGATGGGTGCTGATTTAACAAGATGAAATGTTCCTGAATTAGTTAAATAGACGTCTACTAAAATAGTTGATCCTAGTATGTTCGATACTGAAATTCCTACTATTACGTCGTTAGTGTTTGATGTATGAAGCGTTGTTGCACTAGTGCCTACTGCTGCTGCTTTATACCTTGTAAAATCCTGTGCCATTATGTTTCCTTATTTTAGAGAGCAACGGCCATCGCAATCGCGAAGCCTTTTGTTGCTGATGTTCCTGGGTCAACCCCATTAACTGTGTTTACTTGTAAATCATTAATTGCATTTGCTACAACATTAGATCCATTAATATAAATTATAGCATCTCTTCCTGCACTTACAGTATAAGATGTTCCTGATCCTGTTGTACAGATAATATCATTACTATCTCCAGTATTATTTAAAACATAATACCACATTAATTTATTAGGGAAAGTAACAGTTGCTGTTGCCCCTGGACTTCCAGAAAAATCTAATACTTTACAACGACCAGCTTCTTGTGCGTAAGTAGTTGGATCGTTAGTAAATGGAAGAGTATAGGTAGTACCACTTAACGCTATCGAAATATAGGCGTTAACCATATCATCGACACGTTGAAAGTTATAGTTAGTTTGAGTACCCCAAGTGTTATCGTTCTCACCTGTTGCCATCAATCTCAACTCGGCATTAGACCATGTTGACGCCATTAATTACTCCTTTATGCTATTCGAATGATAGCTGTGTTTTCGCCTGCGGTAGGCCATTGTATTTCAAATGTTCCACCTGATACAGAATAATCTGCACCGAAATCAATTACTGCTACTGAAGCACCAGAATTTGATGTGTTGTAAATTAAACAACCGCGAGTTGTAAACGTCGCTGATGTCCAAGATGCATTTGGATTAAATGATGTGAATGCTGTAGTGTTAGCAGATGTAGGTGCCACATTTGTTAATGCAAAACCCGTTGTTGTATATCCGTTTCCATTTGCTAGCTCATCTGATGCGCCAGTCATTTGGGAATAGTTTGTAGTCGCTGCACCGTAAGTACCTGAAATACTTGCGTTAGCTTTAAATAAGGCACACTTAAGAGCTGAAGCTCCGACATCAAAATCAATTGCTGCCTTTAATAAGTCTACTTTAAAGCTCGTACATAATGCTGATGTTAATGCCATTATCTATCTCCTTCTAATCTTCCTAATGTTCGAAGTTCACCTTTGTACAATTCTGTGTTCCTCATTCTTACTTGTTCTTCAGTCCCTAGTGTTTGAACAGCACGTTCATATAAGGATTGATATGTACCCAGTTGGTTAGCATCTTTCATAAATACTGCAGCTTCTATAAGACATGCGTATAATAAAACATCCTGACAGTTATCACCTAAATATGTATTTGTATTTCCAGATGATAGTCCCGGTACATGATAAGTATAACCTATTTCAACGTATTTGTCAACACTTGGCGTGGGTGCAAATATAATATTTGTGTGTCTATTGGTACTAGTATAGGTAGTTCCCGGACGTTGATACGAATAATACGCAGGATTACCTGTAGTGCTAGGACTTTTCTGGTATTCTCGTATAAAAGTTTCGTCTTTTTGGTACAACATATCACCTGTTTGGGTTGCCCCTCCTGGTGAATTTGCTCCACTTAATCTTAAAAATCTTAGTACTACTAAGTCTTCTGGCATAGGCATACCTGCGTATGCAGTACCTGTTTGTAATACAACTGTCTTCCTAAAAGCATTTAAGTCTAACTCTTTCATTATACGTAGCTCTGCATTTGCTATACATAAGTCTATGTTATTAGTAGTAAATTCTGTACCATCATTTTCAGTCCAGTCTTTAATTGCTGTTACTAATTGTGCGTATGTTAATCCCATTTTATTGACCCCATTTATCTTCTCCCCATTCGCTTGTTCCAAAGCCAGGAATATTTAAAGTAATACTACCCAAGGTAACTGTAACTGCCATTGAAGGTGGTATTTCTACTGCGTTAAATCCTAATCCAGGACTTCCTTCTTGACTAGTTAGTTGACCTAATGTCGATGCCGTTACTTCAACCTTAGCACCTAACCCAACAGTACCTAATGTACTAGTAAGCTGTGGTAAACTTGCGTCTTCCGTAGGACCTATCACAACCGACGGAGTATAATTCATACTTGCCGCAGGTAACGTAGGATGAACTATGTTAGCTATAACTATACCATTACTATTTAAAGTAGTAGTAAGTGCTGGCAAACTTGCTTCTTCGTCTACATTAAGTACAACACTACCTAATGCTGTATTTAATATTTGGTAATTTTCAGAAGGTATAGGTAATACAATCGCGATTGATGTAGCACCAAGTGAAGCATTAGCTTGCATGCCAATAGCTTCTTCACCAGTTCCGTGAGTAATGCCCCCTGAATTTAATATTCCTGAACATTGCCCAGACCATTTACCAAATAACGGCCCTAATCTAACTATAGTATCCGAAGTAGTTTGAGGTGGCCTAGGTTGAAATAAAACACTAGGGTCTCCTCCTCCGATATACATCCCAGGTTCTAGCTGAGGTTGCTTAGCCTCCCAGTCACCCTTGTAAACTCTAAATCCATTCCACTCTGTTCGAGCGTCCTTATATCTAATCTTATAACCTGAACGGTCATCAATTAGTATTGCGTGTCTACCTCTCGCATATTTTGCCATTACGCATATCCACGAACCCTAGGTAAAACATAAAAGCTTGCGCGTTCTCTGTCCTCTTCCCTAGCCAGTTCCCATTCCTTATCATACATTTGTATTAATTCTTGTCGTCTGTTAATATCTACAGTCTTAGGGTGTTTGTTTGCTAGTTCAACTGTTAATCCACTTATTAAAGCAGGTAACATTCTTTTAGGTATAGCCGCATTTTGTGAATAATTATCTGTAATATCTTGTCCGTATTTAATAGCCCACATAATTATTTCGTATCTGTTATCTACACTAGGGCCTGGCCATAGGTAAACTGTGTGGTTTGCTACGCCATTAGCATCAAACTCTGCGTTTCTATCTACTGCAAATTTAAGTGGTGTACCTGTTGTATATTTGTTTGGATATGATAACCAATCAGCATAACTCATTCGTTCCATTTGTAGGTCTTGATCGGGAGTTGCTAATGTGTCTCTGCAACTAGCTGTAAGAATATCTGAGTATTCGTTTGCCGCTAGTGAGAATGTTGGATAAGTAGTATTGTTAAATTTATTAACTGCTATTGTTTCTAAATGCAATGTAAAAAGATTAACACCTTGGTTAATCCATTTAATCATAAGTAGGTTTAACGAACGACGAGCTGTTATTAAATCATAACCACCCATTGAACTAACGCCTAAACGTTCGTATGCTTCTTGAATTACGTCGTCAATTTGTAAATTAAATGTACGTGTACCTGAACTAGCCACTCTGCCCCCTTACATTAAACTGCGAGTTATTACCCACAGTAACTGACCTAATATCATGAAGCCAATTGTATACATTACTTTAGTAATGCTATTAATTTTTTCTTCAATATGATGAAGATGATTGTCTTTGATTGTAGCTATACGCTCACTTAAAAGTTTAATATCACCTCTAAGTTCTTGTATCTCTAAATCGTATTTAGAAACTTCTGGCATTTTAATTCCAGTATAAGTATACTATAGATCCAGTGCCTGTTACATTAGCTGATAAATTAATATCACATAAAACTCCGTTGTCTGGAAAAGTAAATGATGTACTTGTTTCAGCTGCAGCTTTTAAAGAAACTATTCTTGTGCCTGCACCAAATGCTGCATTGTCATCGTGGAGGTATACACTTGCCGCATCACTGCCTGCCATTAGTACAACGCCTACTGCTCTTTTTCTTGTAAGTTGTGTGTTCTGACCATCGGCTGTAGCATTTGCAGCTGTAGCTCCTGTCGCAATTTGTGTTACATTTGCGTCTGTTTGAAATGTCATTTTAAATCCTTTATAAATTAGTGGGGCTTTTACACCCCACTTATATTTTTACTATTCTGATACTACTTCGCCAGAACCTAACCATCCTGTGGTTTGTTTTTTTGTTTTAATCATAATATTTATTCCTTATGTTGTAAATTAATTAGTCTGCTGAACCATCGCCACTGTTAAGATCGTAGTCCCATACAAAGTATTCAATTACCATTGAGTTAACTCCAGTTGTACCGTCGTTACCTCCACCAGTTCCACCCGTAAGTTTTACTGGATAGCTAGCACTCATTACCATACCTAACTCAGCTCCTCCATTTGTTGCAAACGGAAATATAGGTGAAATATCATTTAAAGCAATTACGCCATCAACTATTCCATCTGTATTGTAAGAATTTCCATCAGGATTTCCTACTTCAATCCATCCAATATCAACTAAAGATGCAGTAGATCCTCCTGTTGATCCTTCATCAAAATAGATACTTGTAATGATTGTATTTGGTGGTAATATAATTGGTAAATTAATATTAGCAGTTCCTGAACCAGCTGCATTTCTAGTTAGATCAGTTGTTACTGCTGCTGCTATGTCTACACCAGCTACGATGCATTGTTTTAATGAACCAGCAACTTGCGGTTCTGTTGTTTTTTGTGCGGCACCTACTCTGACTGGTCCGCTAAAAGTTGTTTTTCCCATTGTTTATCCTTTTGTTTATAATCTACTTGCGTAGTCTCTGGGTTTATTTAGTAGAGAAAAGGGGGCAAATTAATACCCCCTCCTCAGAAATGTTTAGCTTACGGATTTGAACCCCATAAACCTCTCCAGTCAGACCAGCCATAGCTGTATCTTTCTCGAGATTTGTATCTTACATTACCAGTCTCAAAGTCACCTTCCATTTTGGAATCGATTGGAGTTCTAGTGAAATGCTTCATACCGTTTGGTACATCAGTTCTTAACCACCAAGCTGTGTTATTAACAAATCTATGGTTAACATGATATCCACCTGGAACCATACCCGTAGATACGATTGCGTTGACATCATTGTCTGCTGTTCCAACTCTGTATGGAGACGCCATTAGTCTCTCAGCCACGAATACCAATTGTCTTGGAATGTGAAGAGTTCTAGCTTGTGCAGCGATTGGGATAGATCTGTCATCGACAAATCCAGCCACATCAATTAAGCCTTGTTCCAAAGAAGTCTCTGAAAGTTGTGCTTGAATTGTAGGAGTGTTAGCTCCTCTTCTGTTAGCTGCAGTTTGTGAGCCGTCTTGTAGTGGATGTAAAGCATTAATTAATGATACTCCGTCTCCGCCTACAAATGCACCACCCGTAAACGAGTTATTGTACACAGCCGCACCTTTAGTTTGTTTAGCAGCAGCCATTGATCTAGCTAATGCTCTCGTTAGTCTGGTTGATAACTTGTCGTATAAGTTATCTTCCATAGCTTCTTCAGTGATTGAGAAAGCCATTGCTACAGTTTCGTTTGTGTAGCGTGCTACCCAACCTTCACCTGTACTAGCGTAATTTACGCCTTGACCTTCAAATTTTACTGATGCTTCGCCGAACCCTGGGAAGAGTACTTCTTCCTCAAAAGCTCTATTTGATTTTTCGTTCTCAAACAAAATCGCTGATTCATCTTCGTAACGTTTATATTCCGTTCCAAAAATTGCATGCAAGCCCGGTACTAATTGCTTGAGTAATTGACCTCTAGTTATAGCCATTGTATATTACCTTTCAATTAAGCAGTCGGGAAGTTGCCATCATAGCGACCCCACGAATGAGTGTTAATCTTAACAAAAACGTCCATAGTAGTCGCTACTGCTGTATAACCCAAATCCGTTTCCGCAGATCCACAGATCTGAAAAGGATACGCTTGTTGCGTAGCATTTTGAGTATTACTTGCAGTAGAAGAATCTAATGAACTTCCTGCTTTAAATGTTACTGTTGAACCAGTACCTGTTAAGTTCTGAGCGTTAGCACCAACATCGGCTAGAGTCAAAGCGGAAGCCGCTTGATCTGCTTGCATTTTGAAGATCGTTGAAGGATCGTCATATACATAAGCCTTGAAGTTAGTTTTCGCTACCGTACTTACTGGTATTGATCTCACAAATCGTACGTCGCCTGTACTGTTATCTTGATATTCTGCGCCCCAAAAAACACCGACAAGAGCACCTAAGTCTCCTGATCCGATGTCTTGTACTAATAGACCACTAGTTAAATTACAAGTATCACCTTCAAAATATGCTGAAGGTGCAGTAGCAGCAACTTGGTACCCGTTTCCGTCAACCCAATTATTGAGACGAATTGTCCCACCATTGGCTTGTCTTACGGGTGATAAACCATAAGCCATAATTTCTCCTTATTGCTTATACACTAAACTTCAATTGATGACTAACGCGGTGTTAATCTTGAAACTTAGCTTTGTTCGCCGCTCCTCCTGATACGGAGGTCGAGGATGTATCCTCTACTGGCATACTTGAGTGCGCTTGCGATTTTAAATCTTGCCCGTATGCTCGAGCCGCAGTCGCGGTTGTTTGTTCGTAATGCTGTCGTTTTTCTTTCATGTAATCTGCATCTTGTTTCATCAAGATTAGATCACCTGAACGTACAGCACCTGCGTGCTTGCCAGTTGTCATTACGTCAGTTATATAATTTTCACCTAATTCCTCAGGTTTCACAATTTCATAGCCTTCGCGTAGACGTTCATGAACATTCGCATCATCTGGATTATTTAGAAGTTCGTGACGAACCCATAAATATTCTACTCCGTCTGGTGCTTGAGGTGCTTCTAATTTAGAAGGTGCCTCGAATGATCTCTTTTTTCGAGTTGCCGATTCCCGAGTTTTGCGACTTGTTTTAGTTGCTTGTGTCATATTAGCTCCCCGCCTTATCTTGGCGCAATTTTTCTCGCGCATAATCTTGGTAAGAAACACCTAGTCTATTTGCCATGTCCACTTCTGGACCTGTCAAAGTAACTTTGCGTTTTCCTGTTGCGGAGCGCGTTCCGCCTACAACTGTTGGAACTCTC